ATATATAATGATTTTCCTAAAGCTGATGTTACTAGCTTTACAGTTGATGATATTAAGTCAAATGAAAAGTGGTTTTCGGAAGTATTGCCAAAGGGTGTTGTTCTTGTAATAGATGAAGTGTGGGATCTCTGGCCGTGTGGTCTTAAAGTTACTAATATGGTAGAGGGACATAAAGAGATATTAGCTAAACATAGACATATGGTTTTGAACGGAAATACTACCGAAATAGTTCTAGTTACACAGAATCTAAATCAAATTTGTTCGTTTGCTAGAGAGTTGATTGATACCACTTTTATGGCTAAGAAAATGTCATCTATTGGTTTTAGCAAAGCTTATAGAATTGATGTTTATACGGGAGCTGTTACCGGGCAACGCCCGCCAGAACATTTACTTATGCGACAAATTCCTGGTAAATACAGGAAGAAAGTATATAAGTACTATGTGAGTCATACTCAAAGCGATGACGGCGCAGGTGATGAAACTAGATCAGATTCAAGGGCTAGCGTTTTGAAAGGAAGTGCTGTTTTTTTTATTGTTGCACCTTTTATACTATTTCCTCTTTCATACTATTTTATTAAAGATTCATTATTTCCTGGTGAGGAGGTTGTTGAAGTTGTTAAAGTTGATTCTGTTGATTCTCTTGATAAGATTTCTGTTAATAAATCTGTTAGAGCTGAGCATGAAGAAAAAAAACGTAAATCATCAAAAAAGGATGTTTATAAAAGTGATCCGAATCCGTTGTTGAAAGGTTCACTTTATATAACGTCTAATATGACATTCGGAATGACGCCGCATTATATAATCTCTGTAGAAGATGGTGACAGATATGCTGAATTTGATTCTAAGCAGATTAAAAGGCTCGGCGGATCAATATCATATATATCTCAGTGTCTTGTTAAAATAGAAATTAAGACGGTTCAACGTTATGCTTATTGTAAGCGTCAAACTGATGTTGACATCGTTGGTCGTGGAATGACATCATTTTCTCACTCATCTGAATAGCGATACCCGGTAACGAAAACTCACCGGGACTAATCCGTTACCGGGTATCATAATATAAAATACGAATATCTGTATAGCCACTTGCGTTACCGGGTAACTCAAAGTATTATTACTTTATTATATACCGGGTAACGCAAGGAGCTATATTATTATGCCGAAGAAAAAATATACAATTGTTAAGTCTGATTTGCTCTTTGCGAGGCGCTGGATAGATAATAAATTTAATGCGAAAGATTATAAATCATTTAGTGTTTATATGAGAAATCGACAATGCGTAGATTTTGCTTTACAAGAATATCAAGAAGTTGATTTCAGAGCGACTACAAAGCTGAACGAATGGTGCGAAAAGTTTCTCACATCAAAAGATTGGTCAAAGTTAAAAACATCAATTAGGGCAGGTAGAAACCGTAAGGATAAAGGTAATAGAAAGTCTATAGATATAGACTTTGAAGCGTGGTGTAAGCTTTCTGCTATTTCTGATTCCGAAAGTTTGACTATTTCTGAAATTATTAATAAGTATTTAAATAAACAGTATTTAGTAGCGCTTGAATCAGATGCTAAACTCCAAACTACTATATTTGATTAAAGCTTCAATTAACGGAATACCGTTACAGTATAGTTACTATTTGCATAGCGAATACACCACACAATATCCAACCCTTTTTAAAAAACCGGCGGTGACGGTAGTAGAAATTAGGGTGCGGTTTGCTCTATAGTGAGCATTCGCATACTGCTGGAACGCAAAACAACCTTGAAATATTGCTCAGGTGTGGTTAAATTAAATCGCGGCGTTATTTGTTCAACCGGTCATTGTTGGTGACGTCGTTAACACAAGATTGAATTATAAACTGTTGGCGTATTGCAGAAACTATTTATGATTCGACGGTGGGAATATAAAGCCTCAAGAACTGCTGAAACAGCTCTTAAGACTTCCGATCAATGACCGCAACGCTTATGAAGGAAGCGCAGATATATGTATATTAGTATATATTATTCTCTGAGCTGGGCAAATACCCCGGTTCGTCATGCTTAAATCAATAAATTCTAACGATACTACTATCAATGTTGATGATGTTTTGTTCGAACAGCATGATTTTAAAACTGTTTTGTTTGATGGGCCTTTTTCATGGTTACCGCCGACACACCCTGCTTTATCAATATTTGATCCTCATAAATTTACTCATCATCGTACGAACATCGACCGGCCAACGGTAGTAATACGTGGGCTAACTCCCAATAATGATCAAACCGTGAACAGCTTGGGAGGAATACTTGTTCGTTCTTCTTCTGGTTTTACTTTTCTTGATACCCCTTTACCGATGGAGTCGGCGCATGATGATTGTGCGATCATCGATACTTGTTCATTTGTTTTAAGAATTGACGATTACGTTAAGATAATGCCTGAGTTGTTCGGTGATGAAGAAGTTCTTTCTTCTATTAGTAATGATTTATCGGGAATGGTTGGTGTAAAAATTGGCGATCAAATGGGTGCAAAAAACTTCTATCATAATACTAGAAAGTTAATGTATACGAAAAACGAAAATGGCGAACAGCTAAATACAATGTTGGGCTTTATCGCGTGGGGCGGTAATAACTCTACAATACAACTTTACTTTAATGCTGACGGTTGTGAATACATTCATTCACAAAAATCTGGCTGGAAAAAAATCAAGGCTTGGGGTGAATTTGTTCATGCTTCGCTTAGACGTGTTGATTTAGCTTATGATGATATTGACGGCTCAACGTATAGAGTACGACAAGTTAATCAAGATCGTTTGAATGGTTTATATAACAATGCTAATGGCGGTCGTATGCCGGGTTTTTCACAAGTCGGCGATTGGTTAAATGATGATGCTAATAACAACGGTCTTACTGCTTATGTCGGTTCTCGCTCTAGTGCTCGTTACTACCGAATTTACGAAAAAGGCAAACAACTCGGCGAGGAAAACTCTGCGTGGGTCCGGGTTGAATTAGAGTTAAAGGCTTCTAATTTTTATATACCTTGGGATACATTGATAGAACCGGGTAAGTATCTTGCAGGCTCCTGTAAAGCTTTAGAATTCATTTCAGATAAGCGTATATCATTAATAAACATTCAAAAGAAAAAAGCACAGATCAGCTTAGACTCGATGATAATGCATTGCAAAAGACAATATGGAAAACTTATAAATGCATTAACAGAAATAGGTAGAAGTGCTGAAGATATAGTTAACGATATTAAACGAGATGGTATACCAAGAACTTTAGAATTTCCGATAAACGGAAAAATGCCAGATGAGAAAATATCTAGGTATGAGTTCGAAAATCCGGATTGGTTATCCTATGCATCTTGATTGAGTACTAATAGCATTTGCAAGCGAGCGTAGCGACCTGCATTGCTATTAGTACTCAATCATTAAATTAGTTTAGCTTTTTTTTATATCCTCTTTGAATTCTCTAGTTTTAATTATATGTATAATTTCACTAGCGTTGATTCCAAGGGATTTACCTAATATTTCAAGTTTTTCTATTTCTAATTCCAATGTTGTTTTACAACTATCCTTTTTAATAGCATCTATCATTTAGCCATACTCCGTTAATACATGTATTCTAAGATAACATCTATTTGATAGTTACTATAATGAAAATGTATTGGCTTGCAACCCTTTAGTATATGGATTGAGGCGCGTTATTTAGTCGACATCTAAACCATATTTCTTTACCAACCGTTCGACCTCCTTTTCTAAGTATTCATTTATAACAAGTGATACAGGTACTATTTTCGCTTGTTCATTCGTTCTCTTTATCGCGATTTTTTCCCACTTGTCATAGGTAGACTGTTTTATGCGGATAGTTGCCATTTTTGCGTTTTCCGTTCCTTTGATATTAAAAACTTTATTCATTATTGCATTTAACCTTTAACTATGATAGGTGTGACTCATAACGTTGTTACGTGTAACAATGTTGCTATAATTGGATTATGATGTAAACTCTCCATAGTTCAATAACAAAGAGGATTTAATTATGAGAATTTCAATGTTTGGTACTTTGCTCGGTGCTAAAAGAGTTGATTATGAAACCTGGCAGCATGTGAATTTATACGTTGCTGTTTCAGTAAAAAATGGTGACGGCAAGCAATCTCAAAAATATCAATTTAAAGAAGGTTTTCACGATTATGAAAAGTGTAAGACTTTAATTGGTCAGACAATAGAAATTGAGGGTGATATGGAAACTAATGATAAAGGTGAACAGACCGTTAGTGTTGTTTCTATAAAAGCTCTCACTGGAAGCGTGAAAAAATTGGCTAACGCATAATGCCTTTGATTATGCTATGCGATGGAGTTGTTTCAGAAAACCTTGATTCATCTCCAATCTGTTCGTCAAGTTGGACTGTTACAGATTATGTAATTGTTCAACCTTTCGATATTGCTTCTCTCGACCCATTGGTGTTGGCAGAGGCTTTCGGTGCTGGCTGGATTATTATAGCCTCTTATTGGTCTGTGACTTTCGGTTATCACATAATTCTGGAACTTTTAAAAAGGTAATTAGCATGAGTTATGAAACACTTGTAACAGCTGTAAATTTTGTAAATGTAGAAACTGCAATTTTAGGCGTATCAGTAGCGCTTGCGGGATTATATATTAGTACACGGGGTGCACGAATAGTGCTTGGATTCATGAAACGATAACAGGAGTTTAGGAATTAGAGGGACGCCTTTTTTTCCTAAAAATAAAAATGGCTGATATATATTATTTTACATTTTTCGTAATAGGCATAATATGCGCTCAATTAACCTTTTCACGATTCTGATTCTATTTTTCAATTCTTATTCTTTTTCAACAACTGAATATAAAGCTACAGCTACGTATGGCGGAGAGCAACATGATACCGGTTGGATTTGTACAAGTTCAGAACATGCTTGTAATACATTATTTAGATTGTGGGTGCCGCAACAATATAAAGACCAATATCGATCTAAAGGAGTATATCAAGATACAACTAATTGTTCATATCAAGACGCGGCATCTATAAATTCTGATGGAGAGGTTAATTGGAATTATACGTCGTTAAGAGGGGTTTTTGAAACCAGGTCTAGTCCTTCTTGTGATTTTGATAATACTGAGGAAGACGAGTGTCCTCATCCTTATTATAAATACGATGACAGTGATGGGATTGAAGTATGTACTAGCCCGTGTGAGTATTTTAGGTTTCAAAACCCAAACGAAACTCATCTTACTGCTTTCTATCCGGATTCCTTTCTTTCTGATTACGGAGAAACAGAACCTGTCATGTATGTTTGCGACTATCTTATTGACGGTGTTGCATGTGAATTTGTAAGAGATTTATTTACACATATAGATAGCCCTGAACCTGGTTTTCTCACAGATTACAATCTTACAGGAAATGAGTGCCAGGTTGGTGAATGGGGTGATGATAATCCCGGCGCTAATCCTGACCCTGAAAGTACAGGCGGATGCACAGTTGTTTGTTTTGGAAATTGCGAGGATATATGTGCAGAAGTAGACGGGGACGGTGTTTTAGATGACTTCGATGGTTTGAGTGATCCCGATCATGAATCGGTACAAGATGATCCAGAAATTCCAATAATTTGTTATTACATACCGACGGCTCCCGGATGTCCGGGAACTAGTACAGATCCGAACGGAGATACGGGTGATGGAAGTGGAGAGGGTGATGGTTCAGGTGATGGGTCGGGTGATGGAAGTGGAGAGGGTGATGGTTCAGGTGATAGTGGATCTGGAACTGGAACTGGAACTGGATCAGGTGATGCTGGAACTGGTGATACTGGAACTGGAACTGGATCAGGTGACGGAGGCGGAACGGATATCGGAGATCTTGATTTCGGTAACGCACCTTTTATCTCGCCAGGTATTTATTCGGGCACGAGTATTACAGAAACGAATGGATTGTTTTTTGATAGGCTTTCACAAAGTCCTGTCTTTTTAATGTCTACTGCGGCTAGTGTTGCGTGGCCCAGCGGTGGCACATGTCCAACTTTTGAAATGAATGTTTTTGGTTCTTCAGTTTCTAGTGACATTCATTGCAAGGTTAATAATTCAGTATCTAGTGTTTTAGCTAGTGTAATGACAGCCGTTTGGGTTTTGTTGGGTATTACTATTATATTGAGAGCTTAGATTATGTTGGATTTTATTGTTAATGCTATTTCGTCATTAGCTACGTGGCTTAAGGATCTTCTAGAAAGTTTTTTCCTTTATTGTTATCAACTTCTATTAGCAGGGCTTTCAAACCTGATTGATTTGGTTCCTGTACCTGATTGGGCTCTTAATCTTCCTCAACTTTTTATACAGATTCCGTCTTCTGTAATTTATTTTGCTAACATGTTTGATATGGGTTTTGGTATGTCAGTTGTATTTTCAGCATTGGGAATTAGATTTTTAATTCGTAGATTGCCGGTGATCGGGTAATGACTTCGGCTTATGTTGGGTTGCCCGGCTCGGGTAAAAGCTACGGTGTTGTTGAAAATGTTATTATTCCAGCTTTAAGAAAAGGTCGTGCGCTCTGGACTAATATTCCACTTGTGATGGATGAAATATATAATGATTTTCCTAAAGCTGATGTTACTAGCTTTACAGTTGATGATATTAAGTCAAATGAAAAGTGGTTTTCGGAAGTATTGCCAAAGGGTGTT